CCCCCACTCCGATTTTTCCTGAGGTGTGATCATGCCGCGTGCGAAGAAGGCCGCCGGGACGGCGGTGGACAAGCGCAACGGCCAGCAGGTCCTGGGGGTGGTTCCCGGGCTTCAGGTGGAGCGGATGCCCGCGCCCCCTGGGCTTTCCAAGCCTGCGCTGGCGGCGTGGGAGGCGTTCTGGGATGACAGGCAGTCGTCGCTACTGACGCCATCGGCCAAGGTCGTGCTGCTGCGCTGGGCGGACGCGCTGGATCGCTACCTGCGTGCGACGGCCGAGGCCGACCAGCAGCCGCTCGTCACCGGTTCACAGGGCCAGGATGTCCTCAACCCGCTGTACAGGATTGCCGAGCAGGCGATGACCGTGGTCGAGCGGTGCGAGAAGCAGCTGGGCATCGGCGGCCTGAACGCCGCGTCGCTGGGCCTGGCCGCCATCAGCGAACAGCGCTCCCTTGCCCAGATGAACGCCCGCTACAGCGAGCCGGACGGCGTCGAGGACGAGGACGAGCCGGACCCGCGCCTGCGTGTCGTCTCCGGCGAGGTCGTCAATGGCCCCTGACCCGGGGTGTACGGCGTGTGGATGGGCGCCGAAGCCGGGTGAGCTGTGGCCGTCGGTGGGCGGCGTGGCCGTGCGCTGGATCCAGGAGAACTTGGTGTATCCGGAAGGAGACACCTTTGGCCAGCCGTTCCGTCTGAGGCAAGATCAGAAGGCGTTCTTGTGGGAGTGGTACAGCCACTGCCCTCGGTGCGGCCAGTGGCACTACGACGAGGGTGTGCGCGGCGCCGCGACCGGCGACGGCAAGACCACGTTCATGGCGGCCATCGCCCTGCTGGAGTTCGCCGGGCCGCCGCAGATCGCCCCGATCAGCCCGATCGTCAACATCGCGGCGGCGTCGTATGAGCAGGCCGACGAGCTGTTCGCCAAGGCCGGGCAGATGGTCGGCGGCCGGGATGACGAGATCACCGAGGCGCCGCTGTGCGGCTTCTTCGGCGTCTACGACCAGGTCATCCAGTTCCGCGACGGGCGGCCGGGCGAGATCCGCCGGGTCGCGGCGGTGGCCGGGACGAACGAGGGCGGCATCCCGCACCTGTTCATGTGCGACGAGGTGCACGAGTGGGGCGACGTGGGATCGAAGAAAGCCCGCGTCCACACCGTCATCTCCAAGTCCACCAAGAAGCGCAACACGGCGCGCGGGTCCGGCCGGGTGCTGAACCTGTCGACGGCCGGGTTCGACGTGGACCACTCCCTGCTGGGCGCCATGTACAAGCGCGGCCTGAAGGTTTTGAAGGATCCCTCGCTCGCGCCGCGCCTGCTGTTCGACTGGCAGGAAGCGCCCGAGGACCTGGACTACGACGACCCCGAGCAGCGCGCCCTCGCCGTGCGCGCCGCCTCGAAGGCGGCTGGGGTGTTGTGGAACGTGGCCGACCGGGTCAACGACTGGGGCAAGCCGTCGATGCCGCGTCACGAGTGGCTGCGCTACTACGCCAATCGCTGGGTGGACATCGCCGAGGATTCCTGGCTTAAGGACTACCCGGGGGCCTGGGACAAGTGCGCCGGTGACGCCGAGATTCCCGACAAGGCCGATGTCGTGGTGGCGGTGGACATGGCCCTGCGCCGTGACTCCGTGGCCGTGGTGGCCGCCTGGAAGCGCGCGGACGGCAAGGTCGTGGTTAAGGCCAAGATCTGGGAGCCGGACGGCAGCGGGAAGCTGGACCACCGCGCCGTCGTGGACTACATCCGCTTCGACCTGGCCAACGCGTTCACGGTCGTCGAGGTCACCTACGACCCGCGCTTCTTCGAGGTCCCCGCCCGGGACCTGGAGGACGAGGGCTTCAACATGGTCGAGTTTCCGCAGTCGCCGGAGCGCATGGCTCCCGCCTGCGGGCACGCGCTGGAAGTCATCGTCGGCGGCGACGTCGTCCACGACGGGGACGTGGACCTGGGCGCGCACGTCAAGTCCGCTGCCACGCGGCCCAACGAGCGCGGTTTCACCCTGTCCAAGGGCAAGTCCAAGCGCAAGATCGACGGCTGTGTGGCGCTGGTCATCGCGCTGTGGCGGATCGCCGCCCCTGACCCGGTCGAGGAGCACAACGTTCCCGGCTTCGCCTTCTTCGACCTCTGACCTGAAACCGGGTGATCACGCTGTTCAAGCTCGACCGGGCGTCGGTGGGGTTCATCGTCGGGGCCGTCCTGATCGTCGTCGGCCTGTACCTGCTCACCGGGATCCCTGCGGCTCTGATCGCCTCGGGCGTCGCCGTTCTCGTCGGATCCGTCCTGCTGGTGGATGTCGACGCCCCGCCGCCTGGCGTTGATGAGGAGCTCGCCCCGTGAACCTTCTCCAGCGCGCCAGCCAGCGCCTTGGCCGCAAGGGGCTGACCATCAACGGGCACACCAGCTCCGGCCCGTGGGCGGACTCGCCGTTCTGGGACCTGCAGCGCGCCCGCTACAACTGGCTGTCTCCGACCTCGCTGGCCTACAACGAAGAGACCATCGAGAACGACTTCGAGGGCTACCTGTCCGGCGCCTTCAAGGGCAACGGCCCGGTGTTCTCGCTCATGCTGGTCCGCCTGCAGATCTTCTCCGAGGCGCGCTTTCAGTTCCGTCAGCTACGTCACGGCCGTGGCGGCAAGCTGTTCGGCACGCCCGCCCTGAACCTGCTGGAGAACCCGTGGCCGGGCGGCACCACCGGTGACCTGCTGGCTCGCATCATCGCCCACGCCGACCTGGCCGGGAACGCCTACATCACCAAGGTCAAGGACCAGCAGGGGGAGCGGCTGCGGCTGCTGCGGCCGGACTGGGTCACCATCATCTCCGAGTCGGCCAGCGACCCCTCGTCGCCCCTGGGCGGTGCTGCGATGGACGCCCGCGTCGTGGCCTACGTCTACGAGCCGCGCGTGGCCGGGCGCGTGGAGCCGATGATCCTGCTGCCCGAGCAGGTCGCCCACTTCGCGCCGATCCCGGACCCCGAGTTCAACTGGCGCGGCATGAGCTGGCTGACGCCGGTCCTGCGGGAGATCACCGCTGACAACGCCACGACCAAGCACAAGCTGAAGTTCTTCTCCAACGCAGCCACGCCGAACCTGTCCATCTCCCTGGACGCCTCGGTGAAGCCCGCCGCGTTCACCGAGTTCGTTGAGGCGTTCCTGGAGGCCCACCAGGGCACCGACAACGCGCACAAGCCGCTCATCATCGGCGGCGGCGCCGACGTCAAGCCGCTCACGTTCAACTTCCGGGACCTGGACTTCAAGGCGCTACAGGGCGGCGGTGAGACGCGCCTGGCCTCGGCGGCCGGGGTGCCGCCGGTCATCGTCGGCTTCTCCGAGGGCCTTCAGGGATCCTCGCTCAACCAGGGCAACTACGCCGCCGCGCGGCGCCGGTTCGCCGACGGCACGATGCGGCCCCTGTGGCGCAATATCGCCGGGTCGCTCGCGCGGCTGGTCGATGTGCCCGCCGACGCCGAGCTGTGGATCGACGAGCGCGACATCGCGTTCCTGCGCGAGGACCGCAAGGACGCTGCCGAGATCGCCTTCACCCGCGCTCAGACGATCCGCCAGTACGCCGAGATCGGCTACACGCTCGACTCGGCGCGGGACGCCGTGGCGGCTGACGACGAGACGTTGCTGGTCGATTCCGGTGTCCGGTCGGTCCAGCTCCAGGACACCCAGACTGCCCCGGCCCCCGATGCGGGCCCTGATGACGAACCCACCGAGCCCGCAACGGAGCAGAGCGAATGATCACTAAGAGCCTGGGTCAGGTCGAGATCAAGGACGCCACCAAGGGCGAGGTGTCGGCGGTCTTCAGCCGCTTCGACGTGATCGACCGCGATGGGGACGTCACCCTGCGGGGCGCGTTCGAGGACGGCGCACCTGTGCGCATCAGCGCCTACCAGCACAAGTCGTGGGAGGGCGCGCTGCCGGTCGGCAAGGGCGTCGTCCGCGTCACCGACGCCGAGGCGATCCTGGAGGGCCGGTTCTTCATGAACACGGCCGCAGGACGGGACACGTTCGAGGTCGTCAAGGAGATGGGGACGCTCCAGGAGTGGTCCTACGGGTTCGACATCGAGGAATCCTCGGTCGAGGAACGCGATGGCAAGCAGGTCCGCGTGCTGGAGAAGTCCAAGATCTACGAAGTTTCCCCGGTTCTGCTGGGGGCGGGCATCGGAACCAGGACCCTCGCGGTCAAGGGTGCCGATCCCCTGAAGTTCGGCGAGGAAGCCCAGGCGGTCGTGGCCGCCGTGGGGTCCCTCACCGAGCGCGCTGCCGACGTCATGGCGAAGCGGCGCGAGAAGGGCAAGGGGCTGGGCGCCGATTCGGCGGCCCTGCTGGAACTGGTCGAGGCGGAGCTGAAGAAGCTCTCCGG